AGATATCCACACTGCTAACCAACGACTTGCAGGACTTGAATCAAGAAATCAGGCTAAAACTTTTATTTATGCCCTCTTATACGGAGCAGGAGATGAAAAACTTGGGTCTGTGGCTGGAGGAGGAAGAACGACTGGCAAGAAACTTAGAGAATCTTTCCTTAATAATCTACCATCATTCGCAGCTCTTAAAGACAGAGTATCAAATGCGTCTTCAAGAGGATACCTCACTGGACTTGACGGTAGAAGACTCTTAGTTAGATCAGAACATTCCGCTTTGAATACGTTGTTGCAAGCAGCAGGGGCTATCGTTATGAAGAAAGCACTGGTGATCTTGGACGACTACGCGAAGCTATGGAAGTTAGACTACAAAATTATAGGGAATATACATGATGAAGTCCAGTCGGAAGTTGCAGAGAAAGACGCAGAGAAGTTCGGTTGGCTCGCAGTCGAGTGTCTCAAGGCGGCGGGTCTGGAGTTTAATCTCAGATGTCCGTTGGACGGAGAGTACAAAGTCGGAACAACATGGGCGGAGACACACTGATGAGAGAGGCACAAGTTGATGAAGACGGTATCAGAGTAAGGAAAATACTAGAAACCTCTGCAAGAAAAGGAGACATCGCTGAGTACTACGCTATAACTTGGTTATGGGACAAAGGCTACGAAGTTTTTAAAAACGCAGGTTGTAATGGTCCTATAGATATGGTTGCTATCAAAGAAGGAGAGACAATTTTGGTAGATGTAAAGACATTACGTATGGACCACAGGGCAAAAAACAACGGCAGGACGGTACGAAACTCAAGGTCCGAAGAACAGAAAAAACTAGGAGTAGTCTTTCTTGCTTTCGATCCTGACACACGCAAATTAAGATGGGTGGAGCATTTAGAATGAAAAATACGTACAACCTAGTGAGCGACATCTACAGCCTAGTGTCTACCAAAGAGGTAGCCGAAGGAGTAGACATCGAGAGTTGCATCGAGCTGTTCGGTGAGAACGTGAAGGACCTTATGCGTAAGGAGTTCACAGAGGTCCGAGACGACTCGCGTAAGCTTCGTATGTCTAACATTGGGCGCGATGAGCGTTTCCTATGGAATGTGTACAACGACGTGGACAAAGGGGAAGACTTGACTCCTAATACGTACGTCAAGTTCCTCTACGGGCACCTCATTGAAGAACTGCTACTGTTCCTCACAAGAGCTGCTGGTCACAAGGTGACAGATGAGCAGAAGAAGTGTGAGGTCAATGGCATCAAGGGGTCTATGGACTGTAGAATCGACGGGATTGTGACTGACGTTAAGTCCACTTCCACCTACGGGTTCAAGAAGTTCAAGGAAGGGACTCTGGCTTACGACGACCCTTTTGGGTACATAGGGCAGATCAAGGGCTACGCTCACTCAGAAGGTGAAACCAAGTTTGGCTGGCTGGCAATGGACAAACAGAATGGACACCTGACGTACCTCCTGTACGACTCAGAGGACACACAAGCTCCTGTGCACGACCTAATATCTTATGATATAGAAGAAAGGATTGAACGCATAAAAAAGCTAGTGGAGCAGGAGGAACCACCCGAAGTATGCTACAAGCCTATCGCAGATGGAAAAAGTGGCAACCAGAAACTCGCTATCGGATGCTCCTACTGCTCTTACAAAAAACAGTGCTGGCCTGCCGTAAGAGGGTTCGCATATTCATCAGGTCCACGCTATTTAGTAGAGGTATTCAATGAGCCGAAGGTCCAAGAAATCGAAGTTTCGTAGTGTCTTTGAGGAAGAGACTGCAAAGGTACTGGAGGGCTTCGAGTACGAGCCTTATATGGTCCCTTACATCACCAAGCGCAAATACAAGCCGGACTTCGTACATGAAGCTAGCAGTACGTTGGTGGAGTGTAAGGGGTTCTTCAGGGAAGGGGACACTCAGAAGTACAAAGCAGTCAGGGACAGCCTAGAGAGCTACCAGAGACTTGTGTTTGTACTCATGGGTCCAAACAATAGAGTAAGAAAGGGTGCTAAGATGACAATGTCTGAATGGTGTGAGAAAGAGGGGTTCCCGTGGTACACATTAGATACACTAGAGGAGTTGATAGAAGATGTCTCTAACAATGGAAGAAATTAAGGAACGTCTGCTACGGACCTACGATCCTGAAGACTTTTTGGAAACACTGGAGATAACCTCTGAGGAGCTTCTGGACAGGTTCGAGGACAAGCTAATAAATAGACTGGAGTACTTTGCCGAGGAGTTAGCAAGTGAAGAGGAGGACGAAGATGAGTATTGACCTAGCGACACCCGAAGAATGGGACGCAGTTAGTAAACCAAAGCACTACAACCAAGGCGGTACAGAGGCCATTGATTATATTAAGCAGCAGCTAGGAGAAGGAATAATTGAGTACTGCGAAGGCAACGTGATAAAATATTTACACAGGTGGCGATACAAGAATGGCTTACAGGACTTACGGAAGGCTCAGTGGTACTTAAACAAGATGGTCAAGGAACAGGAGGCACTGGAATGAAAGTGATACAAGGGGCTTTCGGAGGAAACAAGCAGGACACAGACAGGATTAGCGTACCCCAAGTGTTTAAACTCATAATGGACAATGAAGACTTAGAGAACTACGAGGATGCCTTTTGCATCATTAAGTCCGAAGAGTACATCATGGTTTCAACTAACATGGACACGTACGAACTAGCTTTCTTACTGGACCAGCTAAAACTATCGCTATTAACTGGAGGAGAATACGAATTATGATGGACGCATATCAACAGTACATACACAAGTCCCGGTACGCTCGGTACATACCAGAGGAACAACGACGGGAGACATGGGTAGAAACCGTGAACCGTTACTTTGACTTCTGGGTTTCAAAGGGTAAACTCACGGAGAAGGAAGCCTTGGAGCTTTACGTTCCTGTGCATGACTTAGGCGTGATGCCCAGCATGAGGGCGCTTATGACTGCCGGGGAAGCCTTGGACAGAGACAATGTAGCTGGGTTTAACTGCTCCTATCTACCTATCGACCACCCTAAAGCCTTCGACGAAATGATGTACATCCTCATGTGTGGAACTGGGGTGGGCTTCAGTGTTGAACGACAGTACATTAGTAAGCTACCTGAAGTAGCTGAGGAGTTCCATGATACAGATACCGTTATACACGTCGCTGACAGCAAAATTGGATGGGCTAAGGCATACCGAGAACTTATCGCAATGCTCTTTAGCGGTCAAGTTCCAAAGTGGGACGTGTCTGGAGTTAGAGCTGCGGGGGCAGCCCTTAAGACTTTCGGAGGTCGAGCGTCTGGTCCAGAACCTCTTGTTGATCTGTTTCACTTCACCACCGATGTTTTCAGAGCCTCTAGAGGTCGAAGACTTAGCTCCATTGAGTGCCACGATTTATGCTGTAAAATTGCACAGATCGTCGTTGTCGGAGGAGTTAGAAGAAGTGCTCTCATCAGTCTTAGTAACCTCACTGACGATAGGATACGTCGAAGCAAGTCAGGACAGTGGTGGGTAGATAATCCTCAGCGTGGCTTGGCTAACAACTCCGCCTGCTACACAGAGAAGCCTGACTTTGAAGCCTTCTTGAACGAGTGGAAGTCTCTGTACGAGTCACGCTCAGGGGAACGAGGTGTCTTTAGTCGTGTCGCTAGTCAGCGTCAGGCTGAAAAGAATGGACGCAGGGACGCTACCTTTGACTTTGGGACCAACCCATGCTCAGAGATTATCCTGAGACCTTACCAGTTCTGTAACTTGTCGGAAGTAGTGGTTCGGGCCAATGACACCTTGGAAAGCCTGCGACTTAAGGTACGCGCTGCTGCTATCTTAGGGACTCTACAGGCAACCCTGACTGACTTCAGGTACTTGCGTAAGATCTGGAAGGACAACACAGAAGAAGAAGCGTTACTAGGGGTGTCACTAACCGGCATCATGGACCATCCAGTTATGTCAGGGAGGAAGAATCGTGCAGATCTACAGTACTGGCTCACGCAGCTTAAAGAGGAAGCTATTGAAACTAACCGTGTTTGGGCTAAACGCCTTGGCATCAATGTTAGCACTGCCATTACTGCTGTTAAGCCTTCCGGTACTGTATCTCAGTTGGTTGACAGCGCGTCTGGCATCCACCCTAGATATGCTGAGCAATACATTAGACGAGTAAGAGCAGACGCACGAGACCCCTTGTGTGCTGTCCTAGAGGCCGCAGGAGTCCCTGTGGAGCTAGACGTGACTTCTTCTACTACTAAGGTCTTCTCGTTCCCCATTAAGTCTCCTAAGAAGGCTGTGGTGGCTACGGACATGGGTGCTATGGAGCAGCTTGATCTGTGGGAGATGTATCAGGACTACTGGTGTGAACACAAGCCGTCCATGACTTGCTACTACAGGGACGATGAGTTCCTAGAGGTGGGGCAGTGGTTGTACAACAAGTTCGACAAGGTTAGCGGCATAAGCTTTCTACCTTACTCAGAACATACGTACCAGCAGGCACCCTATGAGCCAGTGGACCCAGAGACGTACCAATCGTTAGTCAACAAGGCTTTTCTCAAGGCTATCGACTGGAACATCTCAGAGGCTTCTGACATGACGGAGGGGTCGCAGCAGTTGGCCTGTGTTGGCAACAGTTGCGAGATTTAGAGTGAACTGGGGGTCTTAAGTGACCCCCTTTGTTTTTACTCAGTTTACTGAATACCAAACATAGAACCCATTCGTTGTTCTCTGGGTCCTAAAGCGTCTGTCCTAGCTACAAAACCCCTCCCAATCGAACCCATACGGTCTTCTCTTGAACCTAGAGCAGACATACGGTCTTCTCTTGAACCAAAAGCCTTTAAACGCTCTTGCCTTTCAGCAGCAGACTCAGTTATTTCCCTGTCCCTATCTTCTTTTTCTTTCCTCTGCCTCTCAAGAAAAGCTTCTTCTTGTGCTCTTCCTTCGGATTCTGCTATAATCTGCTCACCGGCTGCTTTAAAAGATGAGTAGACTATTGCTCTCTGAGCTAACAAGCTTTTCTTAGTTACTGGGTCTTTAGTCCTAGCCAATCCTTTTTCTATTTCTCCTAAAACATCCTTTAAAGCATAGGAAACTTTAGCCCTAATGTTTGCAGGCGTTGTCGATTTCATAGCTCTTTTAAGTATGACATAAGGAGAAGCAACAATACCCATCCCCAAAGCGTAACCAGCGTTAGCTACTTTACTCAAGGCTGAATCAGCGACCAACTTATGCAGTCCTAATTCTTGGATGTATCTACCCAAGGCGCTTTTAGCTTCATTAGCTGCTTTAACGGCCATGTTGTCTTGAACGCTCAATATCCTACTCTGTCTTTTAAGGAGCTGCTCAGCTTCAGGAACAACATCAAACATAGCCCTATTGCCTGCTTTCCTTACTGCCTTAGCTGCTAGAACCGCGGCGTTTAAACGGTTTCCTCCAGCGTCTACACCCCGTCTCTCCATCCTGTCCATGAAAATACGTCTCGCGTTAAAAAGACCTTCAAAAGTGTTTCCTTGTTCGTTAAGTATAGACAAAAACTCTTCGTAGTCTTCTTTCAAGTGTTTGACAGAAGCATCACTCTTGAAAATAGTTGGGTTACCTTTTCTAATTTCCGCGAACTCTTCAACCACTAGCTGTCTTAGCCTGTCGGTGTCAATAAGACCTGCTTTTCTTCTCCTAGCCATGCCTAAAATAGAGGAGTCTAGCTTTTCTAAGTACTTCTGTGTGCTGTTTAAGTTTTCTTGTAAGGTCCTATTCCCACGAACCCCTGCTGTTATCAACTCATCTACAACTTCTAACTGCTCAGTAGTAGCCAACTGCTGCTGGACTCTGAAAGGACCTTGGGGGTCTGTGGTTAATTTAGCTTGTTCAATAGACTTTTTAGGAGTCGAGTAAGCTATATTATAAACGTCTTTGTCAATACCGGCTAAAGCAGAAGTAGTCTTCCTAGTACCTACTTCAGTTACTTTAATAGGTTTTAGGTCAGGAGAAGCTGCTTGAATAATTCTCTTCGGGAGACCAAATTGTAAATCAAAAAGAGATGTCCAGTTTGCAGCAGCATTAGGGTTCATCTCTGAGTATTCTTCCCAAGCTTCAGCACCGGACGACAAAGCCTCAATAGCTTTTTGACCTGTTTCTGTTTGGACCGCTTGGTTAAAGAACTCTAAAGCACCTTCTTTAGCGCCTTCCGGTACTAAACCAATAGCTTTTGTTGCTCCTACTACAACAGTGTTTCCAATAACATCGAAAGCAAGCGAAATAGGAGCACCTATGCTCTGTAGCAATACTGAAGGTAAGCCTGTTCCTCTGGTTGGCTCTTCTAGCTCAGCAGGCCCAAGAGAAGGATTAAGCTTGTCCTCAACACTTTCGCCTATTCTTCCCCCAATATCTTCAACACGTTTAACAAACCGCTGACCCGGTTGAACAAATATTTGCTCTACAGCAGTAGGACCTTCTTCTTCATCAGGCTTGTTCGCAAGAACAACTTCTCTTACTTCCATTGCTCTATTGAAAGCTGCTACATCGTCTTCAGGTTCTTTCTCTGCGGCACTGACAAGAGGGTAACCCATTGCTCTTTCAAAAGCTTCTTTATCGTTAGACATGATAATCCTCTTAATCGATGTTTATTTCTTGGAACCTACCATCTATAAACTTGTACTTAGTTCCTTGAGGTCCTTCAGGAGCGTAAAAAATAGAACCTGTCTTTGTGTCTTTAGCGTACCCAGCCGCCATGTACTCAGGACTATTCCAGTCTATAGCGTCTGAAGGAACAACACCAGAAGCAACTTGTTGTATTCTGTCTAAGTGGTTAAAAATTTTCTGTAAAGAAGCCTGCTGGGCATCTGCTGATTGAGCTATATTTAAAGTAGCTATTTCTGACTGTAAAGCTCTAAGTTCCAAGTTAGAAACTTGTCCTAAACCAGTAGCTCCTTGTTTTGATGCTTTTTTTAAAGCCTCGATAGCCTCTAAACCTAGACTTGCTTTGACAGACTCCATCAAACTGTTTCTATCGTAGGCTGTTGAGCCTCCCCAAAAGTTACCTAATATTTGACCAGTTACTCCTGAAGTTGTCCATCCTGAATATTTCCCTTCAGGATCCATTAGCTCTGTTAAATCACCTTTAATTCTGACTATCTGAGAGATTCTCGCATTGTCCATTTCTTGTTCTTCTAAAGGCCTTCCCGCTGGGACAGTACTGATTGTTTCAGTTAGTTTACCGTCCCGAAACACACGAATGTTTGGATCGTCCTTATCGCCTTTAATAACTTTAATAGTAGGTTTTGCAGGGGCAGTGGGTTTAAAAGGCATTGAAGCTACAACTTCGTTTGTTTCAGGGTCAACAAGACCCGCCCCAGCCGACAAAACCTTCATTTGCTTTGGTTTACGAGATTCTGTTATAAGAGTTCGTAACTCTGCTACACGAGGTTCTAAAAGAGAAGCCCTGTCTCCTGCTGTGGCTGCTGCCCTAAGAAAATTTTCTGACTGCCTACGTAAAGGCTCTGGAATTGCCGAGTCACTTGCGTAGTCTTGTAGTTCAGTCATTAGCATTTGTGCGCCAGCTCTAGTCTCTTGTATTTCTTTTTGGGTTTGTTGCTGTTTTACTTCACCTTCTAAAGCAGCCTGCATCACCTTAGCAGCTTCTTGTGGGCTCAAAGGAGCCAACTGCTGCGCCAAGATCTTCATACTTGTGAAGTCTCCAGAGCCTTGTGCGCCCTGTATCTGTTGAATCAACTGGTTAAACTCTTGCTGCTTTCGCTGCTGCTTCATCTGACCCGGAACACCACCAATAGCAGAACCTAAGTCAAACAAGCTTTGTGACATCGCGGGTCTGCCTAGTTGAGACAAAAACCCTTCTGAAAATGTAGCCATTATGTGTTCTCCTTATTAACCGAACAAGCCACCAAGTGCTGCACGAGTGATGTTACCACCGACTCCTCCAGCAATATTAGCCTGACCCAAAGCTGACGAAAGAAGCCCTTGTAAGCCTGAAGCGTACGTCTGTCCATATGCTCCCGCTTGTTCTGACAAGGACTGACGCTGGCGTTCTGCTGCAGTCATTCCGGGCTGTAAAGCAGATAGAAGCTGTGCTTGTGGTACGTAACCAGCAGACAACATGCCTGTTCCTAGCTGTGCCTGACGTTGCTGCTCTTGTCCTGCAAACTGCATAGCGTTCAACATAGCGGTATTTCTGGCTTCTTCCTGCGCCTTAGCCAACGCTAGTTGTTCAGGTGTGCCACCAAACTGAGCCGTACGGACACCTAAGCGTCCCTGAGCCGCCATACGCTGCTCCATTTCTAAACGCTGACGTTCCTCTTCAGGAGACATCGCTGTCCTCATGCGTTGAAATATGTCCTGCTCTCGTTGGTCTACAGGCATAGCTGCTTGATTAAAGAACATACCCGCATTAGCCAATGTCTGCTGCTGTAGAGCTTGTTCTTCAGGAGAAGTAGCCATTTGGTACGTCATTTGGCCCGTAGTAGGGTCCTGAGTCATGCCGAACTGACCACCAGTAGCAGAAGTAACAGTGTACGGTTGGAACTCAAGCATCCCACTGAGTTGTTCCGCGAGACCTCCTTCTCCTGCTAAACCGGCGTATGCTCGTTCTCCAATGTCTCCTAAATCACTGTACCCTTTTTCAGCAAGGGCTAAACCAGCAGTGCCTAATCCTAAAGCAGCAGCAGTATTTACTGCGTTTCCTGCACCGCCTATAGACTCTAAAATTTCTTTAAGATCCATTAGTTTATCTCCCTTTCAAAACTTTTTTCACAATAACTCATAATGTTTTACCTATTAATGCAAGTACGTTGATGTCCTGTATAGACAACTCATGCCCATTTATGTCTGCTTCTAAGCCAATGGTAATAGTTGAACCACTGCCGTTAGCGTTTATGGCGTTCCTAGAAACAAGTTCTCCGTCAGAAAACTCTCCGACACTGGCAGGAACTAAAGTGTCTAAATCGACAAAAGCACTACTTATGTACACATAAAAAATATCAGCAGCAGTGTCGAAGTAGCTGTCTCCTTCTAACAAAGCACCTCCCCCAGAGCCGATAGTAGGAGCAGAAGTAAAGTCCCCTAAGAACTTGTTTACAACTACAACTTCTCCTATGTCAACGTCACCTGTAGACGAAATGCCATAACCAGACAACTCAGAGTACACAGGGTACTCAGATAAATTAAAGTCAGACCTTCCTTGACTTCTAATCCCTACTTCAGCCGAGCTAAACAAAGTTCCAAAGTCATAGGACCACGTAAAAATAGCGTCTGCACCGCTGCCTCCTACCAGTGTTGGTCTGAGTCTTTTTAAAAACTTAAGTTTAGAAGCGTCACCGAAAGTCAGCTCAGGACTAAAGTACTTAAAGCGGTAAGGAAGACTGTTGTCTTTGTACCCTGTGTACTGCCCAATTCCAAAACGACTACCTATAAGCAAGTCTCCGTTGTCCTTGCGTCCATAACAAGTAAAGCCTGTGCCGGGCCAGCGAGTAACTCGATAAGCCCCGTTTTCCAAAGTACCTCTAACGTCGAAACAAAAGGTTATTGCTTGATTAGTAAAAGTTATTAAGTAGAAGCTTTCTTCTGGGTGGTACACGGACCTGAAGATTTCTCCGGTTTCTCTAATCAGTCTAATAATGTCCGTAGTAATTGTCCCCGACAGACTGCTCATAGGCATTGATTTTTCTTGTACAGTTCTACCGAAGCTTCTGAGACCAGTTTGAGATAAAAATAAAACGTCTGTTCCTGTGTACTGCACAGTGTCTCTGTCTACGCAACCTACTCCTGCAATAGTATCTACTAATCTCATAGTAGCAGGAGAGTCAGCACCTTCGTACACTACGATACTGTGTTTTCCAAAGATAATCAAAAGATTATTATGTGCAGCCAGTGCTACAATTTCGTCAAAACCATCAGGCCATACTTTTGATAAATTTATGGAACCAGATGTTCCTCCTGTCCAGTCATGGCCAATCAAAAGGTCAGACCAGTACACAGTAGATTTATCAGTAGTAAAGTCTGCAGTCCAGAGTCTACCGTAGGCCGCTAGGACTTCATTGCCGTACATTGCAGCAACAACACCTGCTGCTCCTGCTACTGTACTAAGTTTAACTACAGCGCCTCCAGTATTATTATAAACTAAAGGTTCATAGCCTCTCTGGAAGAAATAAACATTGTCATTAAAGTTGACTATCTTCCAGTTATCTGAAGTGATCGTGTAGCTACCCGGTGTTTCATCAGCCAACACAGTTGTGCCACTGAGTATTTTGTTGTTACCCACTGAGAATATTTTGGTGTTACCTAAGTTGTCCCTAAACTCCTTTATTGCTCGTAAGTTTCCAGTGCCTAACTCAGTTTTATCCGTAGTTAAAACACTGAGTCCTTTACGTGCAGCAATACGCCCTCTTTTGTCGATAATGGCGTTGTCCGCGCTTTCCGCAAAAGAAGGGTCTTGAGCTAAAGGCGAATCTTCGGTATTAATACCTTTGAAAGCAGGCGCTACAAGAGTAATACTTTTTATTTCTTGTGCCATACGTGTACCTTATGGTGTATAAAAGATAGTTTTTTCCGGCGCATTTGCTGCGTCTAACGCAATAGCATCCGAAAGGTACTTGTTAGCCATAGTAAAGTATTCTTGAGTAGAAGTACCACCTGTTTCTCCTCGTTCTCGTGAAGCAAAAGCTACTGCAAGGTGTAACACAGGCATGACAGGGATTTCTAGTTTGTCTGTATCATTGACTAAGTCTGCTTGTGCTTTAAAAACCTGTGCATATGCAAAGTAACCAGTATCAGGAACAGGATAAACTGATATTTGAGTGTCTCTGTTTGAATCAATGCCATTAAGTGTATAGTACAAGGGAAGTCCTAAAGGGGCAGGTACGTTTTGAGACCTTTCCATTCTAACTTTTTTTTCCATAGATACTTGGTCTATGTACGTTAAAAAATTAGTTCCTTTTCCGCCTAGAAAATCTTCTCCTTCGTACCCTATAATTATGCTCTGTATTTTAGGAGCTTCTCCTGACCCTAATAAAACAAAGTCTTGCGTTTGTGTGCTTACAAAAAAACCTATTAATTTACGCTGCATAGACCAGTCCCACGAGCTTTCCACAAGGTTCTTAGCGTCGTTGACTAGGTCTCCTATGAGTTTACTGTAAGCATTGGACTGTACAGAAGTAACTTCCGTTTCTCGTAGTCTTCTTAGCACATTGTTAACTAAATCTAAATAATTCATTAGATCATTCCTTTAAACAAACTTTGATTAATGATTCGATTAAGCTCAACGTCATAATCTTTAGGCTGATAAGCTACAGGCACAAACTGAGGTAAGTTGTAGTTGAAGCCTCCCATGTATCCCTGCCCAATACTACTGCCACTGTCACCAGAAAGCATACCACCTGATCCGCCGCCAGTCCCTGAGCCTTCTCCTTCTCCAGTGCCTTCTCCAGTCCCTGAGCCTTCTCCAGTTCCTTCTCCAGTACCTGTTCCTTCCCCAGTCCCTGAGCCTTCTCCAGCACCTGCACCACTGCCGTCTGCTACTCCGGTACTGTCCCCACCACCAGCTTCCCCGCCGTCGCCTGTGTCTACACCGTCTCCGTCAGTACCAGCGCCACCGCCGTCTACAGCACCTCCTGCGTTACCTCCATTACCACCGTCACCAGCGTCACCATCGGAATCTACAGTTGATTGATTAGGGTCTACTACTACTACTTCTGTAGTGCCTGTAGTGCCTGTAGTGCCTGTAGTGCCTGTAGTGCCTGTAGTGCCTGTAGTGCCTGTAGTGCCTGTTGTACCTGTAGTACCTGTAGTTTCAGTAGTACTGGTTGAAGCACCGCCTGTAGTGTCTATATCGGCAGGGGCTGTAGAGTTGTTGTTAGTTACTTCCTCAATAAGAACTTCTAAAATATCAGTTGAAAAATTGTTTTCTGGTTCTTCTGCTGCCTTAGCCTCAATCTGTTCTTCAGTCTCCGAAGTAGTAGTATTTCCAGTACCTACAGAACTCTGGACTATATCAGCTCTGTCTCCTTCTTTAAAAATTTCTGCTTTATTAGGATCATAATTAGGATCGTTAAAAACGGGCTGTTCTGGAGTTTCGTCAATAACTTCACCAGTTGGTGTTTTTAAGAACTCTTCAAGCTCTTCCGCAGTCATTCCTTCAAAATTAGGAGGTAAGTTTTCAGAATCTCCTATATACCTTTTAGCTTCTTCAAGGTACTTTGCTTGTAAGTTAGGGTCAGGCTCACCCGCTGCTAACTCTGCAAGCTGTACAGCCAAAGTACCACCATAATCTTCCGCTACTAAAACTTCTCGTAAAACTTGTTCTTCGTCGGTAGGTATAATCCACACGCCTCCCCCTTGATAAACCCAAGGGCCGTTGTCAGCTATAACTGGGTTTCTAGTATAGGGAACACCGTCGTTTGAACCGACTATAACTCCACTTTCAGACTCAACCGATTCAGTTCCTGCTCCAGAAGCGTCAGTGCTTTGGGCGTCACCAGTGCTTCCTTCACTGGAACCTGAAGCACCTCCAGAACCGACAGTACCTCCAGCAGCCTCAGTTCCCCCAGTAGTAGCAGTAGTGCCAGCTCCAGCAGAACTATCGCCTCCACTTTCCTCACCGCCACCACCGCCTCCACCACTGTCCGTACTGGGGTCTACAAACTCTACTTCAGGCTCTGTTATTTCTATAGGTATTTCGTCTATAGGTACTTCGTCAACTATAATTTCTGGAGTAGGTAAAGGAGCAGTAGTAAAGTCTTCGTCACCTATGGTTTCCTCAATAGTTGCAGTTCCCATTAAGTCTGGGTCTGCTTCTAGGGAAACTTCTTCTTCTTCTTCTTGAATGACGGCTTCTGGTATTTCTTCTGATTCAACTGCCGAAGCAGCAGTATTAATAACGTCAACTACTTCTATTACATCAGAAATAACACCTTCATTAGAAGCAGTATTTTTTATAAGGGTCATAACATAAGGAGGTATGCCACCACCAGCAGCAGCGGCAGTACCAGAGGATATAGCACCACCAGCTTCTAGTGTTTGTCCTATGCCTGTTAAAATATCTCCTACATTTCTAGCCCACTCAGTAGTTTCATAAGCTACATTAGCACCGTTAGACATGCTCGCCATCGTAGCGAGTTCACCTGAACTGCTTAAAGCTTCACCTAATGATGCTAATTCTGCGCCTAAACCTGCTGTTAAAACATTAACAACAACAGCTTTAAGTACAGCTTCAAAGATCATTTCTAAAGGTGAGTCGGCTTCACGTACAGTATGATAAGACCCTAAAGGTACATCATCGTACTGGCCTACGTTTAGTTCGTATTGACCACCCGCAGGGCCGTCAACGTATATGTCAACACCAGCTGTTTCAGCAGCAGAGCGAACAGCATCCATATAAGAAGAACTAGCTAAGTCACCAGCAGTAACTGTAACGCCTCTTTCAGCCCCTTTAGGTCCGCCTGAGCCTTGTGCTAAAGCAGTGTCTATAGTTCCTAAAGTACCTCTAACTCCTTCATTACTTGGGTTAATAAAGCTAGATACATTATCAAACTCTGACTGTAAATAAGACCCAAAGTTATCACCTTCGTTAAACTCACCTACTTCAAAAGTTTCAGCTCTAATGACTGAGGCTAAGTTCTCAGCACCCCAGTTTTGACTTAGTTGATCCGCTGTGTACGTACCGTCTACTAAACCGTTAACAGCAGCAGCGCCTCTTACGTTGCCCCACTCTTGTCTAAACTGTTTTACTCGCGCTTTTTGTTCGTCTGTACGCTCACCCTGAACACCAAAGAAAACATCGGGCCTTCTAACGTCCCACCATGCTTGAGCAGTTTTAGCGTATTCCGCATCCAACAAACTATCAGTAATGTCCTGACCAGTTTTAACTGTTTGTTTTATTGGTGACCTTTTACCCATTACTTAGACACTCCCTTAGTCTTTTCAAAGCTACGCAT